GCGATTGCACAACCGCATGATCGCGAAGAACAGACGGTTTATGTTCTGGATGGGATTGTCCAGTTGCCCCATTACCTCAAGAGTGGCATTTACATCGCTCCAGGTTACGGACGGTGGAACTGGACCGAGCGCACGGAAATGGAATTGATACTTCTGGGCGCCCGTCAATCCATCCGTTACCTGTGGATTCGGAGCACAACGTGAGCGCAGACCGCGACGCCGTTGTCAATTGCCTTCTCAGCCGCGGCGGGTTCGTTCCCGTTCCTGTGATCGCAAGAGATACCGGACTCTACAAAACCACCGTCCACAAAATCCTCGCCAAGATGAACGTCGAAGCGGGGGTCGGCAAATCAGACCTTAACCGTCCGTGCAAAACGTACCGCCTGATCGATACCGAAGATCACGCAGATGCGACAAGCATGGCACTCAAACTCGCCAGGAAGTTCACCGGAATGTTCGGACAGTTGCACTGGGTTAATGGGAGCTCAACATGAGCAACGCTGAACACATTACTCAGGAGTTGCTAATTGAGACCCTTGATTACAACCCGCTAACCGGTATTTTTGTTTGGCGCAAAGGGAGACTCGGCGTTGCCGCAAACACAATTGCAGGAACTGGATACTCAAATAGACACGTCAATATAAGAATTGACTGCAAAAGCTACAGGGCGCACCGGCTTGCGATTTTGTATTGCACCGGGGAGATCCCGCCAGACGATATGGATGTTGACCATATTGACGGAAACCCGAGCAACAACGCTATCGCAAATCTTCGCGTTGTAACGCACAAGGTCAATTTGCAAAACAGAGTTCGTGCCAACAGGCGGTCAACCGGCAGGTCGAGCAAGTTGCTGGGAGTGTCTTGGAAAAAAGACAAAAACAAGTGGGTGGCAAACATCAAACATCCAGACGGAAAACAAATGCACCTCGGATATTTCACCGAGGAGCACGAGGCACACCGTGCATATTTAACCGCAAAACGCGAATTACATGAGGGGAATACATTATGAACGCGATCATTCCATTCAACGAAATGGAAAGCATGGCCGGTTACATCGTTCGGTCCAAGCTCTTCGGTGCAAAAGATGAAGCCCAGGCCATGAGCCTGATGCTGCTGGCACAGGCAGAGGGTATGCACCCGATGTCAGCTATTCAGGATTTCGACATCGTGCAGGGCCGTCCCGCACGCAAGACGCACTCGATTCTCGCTCGCTTCCAACAAGCTGGCGGATCGGTTGAGTGGGAAGAAATCACCGGCCAGCGTGCCTGCGGGGTTTTCAGCCATAAGCAAGGCGGTTCGCTGCGCGTTGAGTGGACCATTGAGCAAGCCAAGCGCATCGGCCTGACTGGCAAAGACAACTGGAAGAACTACCCACAGGCGATGCTCCGCGCCCGCTGTATCGCCGAGGGTGTCCGAGCAGTATTCCCCGGCGCTATTGGCGGGATGATGTCTGTTGAAGAGGCGCAGGACATCGTTGCCGCTCCAATCAAGGACATGGGCACAGCAGAGCAAGTGATCGACACGAGCGCCGTTCGATCGCGTCTTATGTGCGCAGCAATCGATGCGGAATCGGTCGAAAGTCTTGAAAAGGTTTGGAAAGACGGCATCAAAGAATTGCAGCGCATCAACGATATAGACCTCTACAACGCATTCAAAGATGCGGTTATTCAGCGCAAAAAGCAATTGACTTCTGTGACCGTTGGCACGGTAACCCTTGTTGAGGATGTGCCAACCGTACAGGATCAGGAGGCCGCATGATTTTCTACGCCTGCAAACAACCGTCGCCGGAATGGTTTCAACTCCGCGCCGGCAAGACCACCGCGAGCCGGTTCAAAGATGCTTGCGATTTTCTTGCCGTGAACAAGGCCAACCCAGATTCGCGCCCGTCGCAGAAGAACATTGACTACGCATACCAGGTCGCGCTTGAAAAGATTTCCGGTGTGCCGAATGAAGACACGTTCGTGACTTGGGAAATGCGCCGCGGCAGCGAGTTGGAACCGCTTGCCAGAATCGCATACGAAGCAACCACCGGAAACCTTGCGCAGGAATCGGGGATCGTGGCAACGGACGATGAGCGTTTTGCCTATTCCACGGATGGATTTGTCGATGACGATCCAGAAGGTGACGGGTTCATCGAAATCAAATGCCCCAACTCGCCGCGCAGGATTTTTGAGATGTGGCAGACCGGCAACCTGGATGAGTACATCCACCAGATTCAAGGTGGCCTGTGGATAACAGGCCGCAAGTGGTGCGATTTCGTGATGTACGCGCCGCAGCTTGAGTCGATCGGAAAGCACCTCTACATCAAGCGCGTCTACCGCGATGAAGAATTCATCGAAACGATGGAGCAACAACTTTGGGCGTTTGCCCAGCGCGTTGAATCCCACGTTGAATCACTCAACCCCTCACTCAAGGAAGCAGCATGACCACCACCATTCTCGGTCGCCTCGGACGCGACGCAGAAGTCCGGTATCTCACCGACGGCACTGCCGTTGCGAATCTCGCGTTGGCCGTCAACTACGGTAGGAAGGGGCAAGACGGAAATCGCCCGACCCAGTGGTACGAAGCGTCGTTGTGGGGTAAGGCAGCGGAAGCAGCCGCCCAATATCTCACCAAAGGCAAGCTGATCGTCGCCACGCTGGAGGACGTTCACATCGAGGAGTTCAAAGCAAAGGATGGAACTCAGAAATCCAAGCTTGTCGGGCGCGTGATGAAGTTTGAATTCGCGGGTGGCAAGGACGATCGCAGCGAAGCCCCGTCCGCACCCGCTCCGCAGCGCCAAGCACCTCCTCCGCAGCGTCAGGCGGCACCGCAGGGCGTAGCCGGCATGGCTGCGATGCAAGACGATGGCCCAGACTCCATCCCATTTTGATCTAAAGGAACTGACATGACCAAAGTCGTAATCACGCTTGAAGACATCGGCGACGAAATCCACGTGACCGGGATTGTTGATCCGCCGGAAGCTGCAGCCCTGCCGCCGACCGAAGCACTCGTCATCGGAACCTACTTGTCCGCGAACCTTGAAAAAGTCATCGCTGACGCGCACACCTGGGTTGCGTGGCAGCAGATCAAGGCATCCGGCGGTGAAAGCAAAGAGGCCGAAATCGTTGAGGTCAATCCGAAAATCATTCTCCCACAAGGGGCAAAACAATGAAAAAACTACTGATCGCAATCGCGGCAACGCTCGCGTTTTCAGCGGCGGCGTATGCCTGCACGATGATCACGATCATCAACCAGGACGGCTCGATGACCATTTGCCAGCAATGTTGCGACTCCAACGGCAATTGCCAACTCATCTGCTTCTGAGGCGCACATGGACTTCAACATCAAGCTCGACAAGCAGCAGATCAGCGTGATCGTTCACGCGCTGCGAAACGTCGCTGTGCCTTGGGACGTTACGAACCCCGTGATTCAGTCGGTGGTGAATCAAATGAACGCGCAGGAAGAACTTGCGAAAGCCCCCGTTCGACCGCTACCGGAGCTTGCGGAATGAAAAGGACAATCGGCCCCACCTATGCCCAGCTTGCCGTGCTGTTTCGCAGAACGCTCAAGTACATCACGCTCGAGCAATCCTGCCTGCGGCCCGGTGCGCTTGAAATTCTCAAAGCACCCAGCCGCATATCACACACGTTGTTCTATCCAAGCGGAAAGATTGAAAGGAGCGAAGCATGACTGCAATCGGAATCCTGTTTCTTTTGGTCGGATACGCAATCGTGATGTGGTGGGGGTCTCCCTGGGCGAACGTCCACAATGCATACGATTGGGTTGGCGGATCGATTTTCTATTCCGGCCTTGCGCTTGCAACCACCGGAGCGTTGATCAAGATTTGGGAATCGTTTCCATGAAAGTCAAACTACTTGTCCCGGCAAGTCAAGACAACGCCACGGTGACGTTTTTGCGGACCGCCATTGAGCTTCGTGATGCAGAGATCGCCCGTTTAACTGATCTCGTTGAGCGGCTTTCTCTGGATCTGGCGCTCAAAGAAACAGACACAAGGATTGAGGCGAAATGAAATCACTAGCTGACCGTCTCGAGGAAATGGCCGTCGAAGGTCGCCACGACAGCAAGATTCTGCACGAGGCACTAAGGCAAGAGTGGTTGTCAGTCGAGCATAAGAACGTCATCAAGCGTTGCCTGTATGGCGAAGAGTGGCGCACCGATTCATTGACGCTTGTCACTATCGCCAATGCGATTCGGAGAATTGAGGCATGAACGCCTGGCTTCTCGGTTCTGGAATGCTCGTTGTCGTGACGGTGATCTATCTCGCAATCGCGGTGACGTATATGCAAGGACAGCGCATCGGAATGTTCGTGACGTTCATCGGCTATGCAATTGCGAATCTAGGCTTGATCGTAGACGCAATCAACTGGGGGTCAAAGTAATGGACCCAATCCCGATTTCCCTGGTGGCACTCGCAATCTGGCTAATCGGCATTGCGATTGGCGTATGGATCGCTGACGGCGTAATCGCGGCATTTGACCTTGCCGCAGACATTTTTCGGAGATAGACATGGGTGAATTCCAATGGATCGCGCTGGGCATTGCGGCTATGACGCTTGTATGCATCATCGTGCATGAGTTGCTGCGCGAAGGATGCTGCTTGGGTGACAAGTGCCGGTGCAGGGGGAAATGATGACCCCCGCCCAAATCCAGAAAGTGCGTGATGCGCTTCTTAAGTGCGACATGAAGCCAAAGTACACCAATCAGCCAAAGGACGAAGCCCTGCGCATCCTCGACGCAGCCCTCTCGCAGCCCGATCCTGAGCCGACATATTGGATGACGTGGGAATCAAAATACCGTTTAGATCGAGGCGGTAACGCAAAGGGTGCGGTTCCGGTTCATGCCAAGCGATCTAGAACCGCCATCATTCCGCTTTACACCAGCCCTCCCGCCCTCGCAACTCCCGCTGATAGTTCGGTCGTATGGCACTCAGTCGGAGAGCTGGAGCAGGCGATTGCGGATGCAACCAAATGGCGCAAGCTGATTCGTAGCAATGTTCAGGTGTTGGTCACGGGCAGCATGATTGAGGCGGCAATAAAGGAGCAGCCATGAGTCCCGAGCAGATTCAACAATTTGCAAGCCAATGCAAACACACCGTCCATGCTCACGGCCCAGTGGCTTTCCCCGACCTTGCTGAATTCGCCGCCCTCGTTGAGCAGCACATCCGCGCCGATGAGCGTGAGCAATGCGCGAAGGTGTGTGACGGAAACCCCTTTTGGCTGAATGCAGCCCATGAAATCAGAACGAGGAAGCCATGACCAATCAATTCAATACGCCTTGGGAAGCGGTAAATGAACCGTGGTCAGATCACTACGTAGATATTTTAGGAACGGATGGCAACGAAATTGCCGATAGCGTTCTTACCCAATACGCCGCCCACATCGTCAAGTGTGTAAACGCTCACGATGCGCTGGTGGATGCGCTGAAGGATATGTTCTTTGCGCACACTATGAAGCCATCTTGCCAAGATGGTGTTGTTGATCGCTGCAAGTGCGTCGATTGCGCAAATGAACGATCTTTTCAGGCACTCAAACTTGCAACAGGATACACCGCAGCTACAGGAGAAACGAAATGACCGAAATAACCAAAGACAACATCAAGGATCGCGCAGTTATTTCTGAAGGCGGCTGCTGGTTGTGGGCCGGTGCAATACGAAAAGCGCCGAATCCGAATCATTGCTATGGATGGGTCGCATATAAGAATACGCAGATGAATGCACACAGACTTGCATGGATTCTGTTCAATGGAGAAATTCCTAATGGCCTAGTTGTTCAGCACAAATGCGAATCACCATCTTGCATAAATCCAGAACACCTTTTTGTTGGGCCTCGGGTAGCCGTTGCGAACCACAATTTAACCCCGATAGTTTCTCACGGCATGAGCGAGTCCAGAGAATATAAGATTTGGGCAAACATGAGATACAGGTGCGGAAACCCAAACGTATCCTCCTATAGCAATTATGGAGGGAGGGGGATAAAGGTTTGCGAAAGATGGCAATCGTTTGCTGCATTTTTTGAAGACATGGGGCCTAGCCCAGAAGGATTCACGATTGAAAGGATTAACAATGATGGGGATTATGAACCGTCCAACTGTCAATGGATTTCAAGGGCAAATCAGGTTCGCAACCGCCGCATAACGCCGAAATTCAATGGGAAATCAATAGGTCAAATCGCAGACGAAACCGGGCAGCTTTATTCGACCTTATTGCGAAGGCTCAGAAAGTATGGCGACCCGATGGGATCAAGGAAAGTGGAGAGCAAAAATGTCTGATCTTAGAACCGCCGCGCAAGCCGCGTTTGATGCTCTGTACTATATCCAGCGCAAGGCTGAATCTCAACGTATTTGGGGTGGCATGGATTGGCACTATCACTACCCTTGGAAGGGAGTGTTTGATAAATGTGTCGAGCAACGGGAAGCCCTCCGCGCAGCCCTTGCACAGCAGGGTATGTGTGAGTGGGTGGATGATGGTGCGCTATTTCAATCATCCTGTGGTTGTGCATACCCGCGACAAGAAGTAGGCGGCAACCATCCCCGCGATTACATGAAATTCTGCACCGGCTGCGGCAAGCCGATCAAGTTCTTGGAGAGTGAGCATGAGTGACCGTCTAACAAAAGAGCAAGCCGCAGTCATTGGCGTCTTTACCGGAATTGCCTGTGGACCATTTTCGGATGTGCATGAAAAGGCCGAGCAATTACTTGGTAGGCCAATATTCACGCATGAGTTTGCAGGCAAGGCGATTTGGGAGCAATTGAAGATTGCAGTCCGTGACGAATTTTTTGCCACTTGTCACAGCCACGCACTAGCAGCCGACAAACCCGCCGAGCAGCCAGCAGAGCAATGCACCATGTGCAATGGCAAGAGGTTGGTCAATGCTTTTGTTGGCATACCGACAGGAGTTAAGCCGCCCAATTTGCCGATGATCCCATGCCCGAAGTGTTCGCCAAGCGTTGCATATTCTCAGTCATACGAGCAAATGCTGACCAAGCAATTCAATGCGCCAGCCGAGCAGACGGCGCAGCCTGTGAAGGGCGTTGTCCTGCGCAATGGGGAAATCGTATTGACAGGGATTTGCCACCTTGTGACAGACGGCGATCAACCCCTCTACACCCACCCCGCGCCGAGGGATTTGTCAAAGGAAGAAATCAGAGCCGTTCGGGATCG